TGCTCCGTGAAGAAATAATAACTAACAGCAATTACGACAGTACACACCCGTCATACGACGAATATGAGTATACTTATCCAGAAGATATGTTATACGTACTCAACGAAGACGTGATTATATCAGACATGGAGGACAATCACACAATGGATACTTGCGTGTTTGAATGTACTGCTGATAGTTTTATGTATAGAGTGAATAATTCTCTTACAGACTTTCATTATAAGTATCATAGAGCAAGACCGCTGAGAGTAAGGACTAAGGATGGTTTTAGACTTCTAACAGATAAGCATTATAAGATTCATAGATATACACTGGGATACTTAGCTATTCCAGAAGAAATAACAAGCGAGAATCCTCTTAAAAACTATGAGGATTTCGAAGATAACACTTGGTTAGAAATAATTAAAATAGCCGCCCAAATGTACATAGAGAATCAATCAGATCCTCGGTATAAGACTATTACAAATGAAGTTCTAACACAAGAATAATTTAAACGTGGAAACCCCAGCTAGTTAGGTCTAGACATTGAAATATAGGGGGAGTAGAATAAATTAATTTAATAATATGATTACATACGTAAATACTGTGTTCGTAAGCAACGTAGGTACGAAGGCTTCGGACATCGCAAATCCCGCAAAGGGTCAGTTCGTTTTTGTTGACGTTGACACCAACGCCGCAATCGACGCAAACACTGTTCGTTTTAAGATTGGTATGGGTACTGGTAAGACCGCTAAGCAGGTTAATCCTAGCACTGGCGCTACTACTAACGTTCCTGTAATTAAGTGGTCAAACATCATCAACGTAGCTGACATCAAAGGTTGGACGAAGGCTGACTATGCTGCTGACACCGAGGATCAGATCGTAATTGACTTCACTGGTGCTACTACTTTGATTGGTAGCGGTAAACTGTTGTCTCAGGCTGGCAAGCGTATCATTGTACGTTTGACGTTCAAGGATATGCCTACTCGCTTCCGCAAGTGGACTGAGAGCTATGAGTACGTTACCGCAGAGGGTGACACTGCAGCTACTATTGCTACTGGCATCGCTAACATGATCAACAAGGAGTGGAAGCGCGCTCGTGTAGAGGCTAGTGCTGCTTCTGGCGTACTGACTCTTACCGCTATGAAGTACGACGATGACGAGTCTGTTGACTCTCTGAACTGGTACAACAAGGTTCGCTTCAACGCTAATATTTATTACACCGATCCCGCTGCAGAAGGCTGGGAGTCTTTGAATAAGCATTTCCCCAAAGGCGTTACGATCGTTAAAACTCCTGGTAAGACCTATCAGGCTAGCGCTAAGCTGGTTCGCGATCGTGAAGCTCAGGCTATGGGTTACGAAGGAATCCTGAACCGTGGTGAGGGTACTTGGCCAATCATCAAGCCAGCTATGGAGACCAGCCTCGAAGGTCATTACAACGTTGTTACGCTCGAATTTGAGAACATGTATCGCACTGCTGACGACTTGTTCCGTAAGACAAAGCAGACCGTAGAGATCTATACTACTGGTGCTACTTCTGTTATTACCAACGAGCTTGACAAGCTGACCGGCATCGTTGATAAGACCATCGAAGCAGTTGAACCTGCTAATCCTTGATAACAAAAATTAACTAAGCTGGGGTGGGCTGCGCCCATCTCGGCTTTTTTATTTTATACAGCATTATGTAGAAAATTAGAATAGGAAACGACATAAGACTTGCTGTAGAACTTCGTTAGTACGTTGGCGGCAATAAAGTCCCAGAACGAATGGTTTATAACCCCAACGATGTTAATTTTGAGGAAAACGACAATAATGTTTTTGTAAACTGGTATGAGGTTTATCCTTCAGACGGATAGCAATCCGGAAGTACGTTTGATGCTAAGGATGGAACCAATTCAGTTTGTATAAGAAGCATTAAGGCAATCCTTGTAAACGAGACGATGAAAGAGAAAGTCGTAAACGATCTTAAGAAAAAGACAAAGTTTATGACCAGATTTCCAAGAGATCCTTATATGCACGCGTTTTGTTCTTCTCCTCATAACATTAACAACAGTGGTTATTATTGCTGGAGAGCATTTCCCCAAAGACACATGTTTGCTTCTTACAATGGATTTGGTGTAACACCTGATTGGAATAGTATCTACAAACCACTTCCTAAAAGAAGTGATGTAGAATATATTGCAAACGCAGCAGCAACAAGTAAATAGAACATCGTAGAAGTCATGTTCCCTGCTGAACACCAGCTTCACACTGGCGTATATTCGCTTATAATTATAGCAAAACTGTACGCACCTGGGTATAATGCTCAAAATCTTAGAACAATAACAATAGACGTTCCAAACGTATTTGAACTAGTCAAGACGTCTTAGGAGGGTATGGACACCGATATGTATATAGACGTTTCTGCGTTATTGGATAAATTGCCAGAAGATCAGGCATATGTTCCGGACGCAGAAGATATATACGTAAGACGTGGATGGGTATCTAACGATGGTGAGAATGTTATAAACCTTAATAGAACTGACGACTCTACAATACAAGTAAACCTAGATAGTATCACTGGTTGGTACGAAGAAGAAGATTTATAATTATGGCTAAGCTTTTAACCGCAATTGGAAATATGTTCGAATCTCTCTCTGCCGGCACATGGTGGGGAAAGGTGTTGATCGGAGCTGGCTCTATAGCCGCAGGATTTTATTCTCCAATTATGCTTTTACTTTTAGCTTGTTTTGCTTTTACCGTTACCGATATGATATACGGAATAAAGATTGCTATAAAGACTAAGAAAAAGATAGATAGTCATAAGAATTGGAAGGGTACCTTAGTTAAACTTATAGACGAGTTTACGATCATATCACTAGCTCGTCTTCTGGAACTAGCAGTGCTTGGAGAACAAGGCGTATTTGTGTTGACAGGAGGCGCCACGGTTATAATCAGTTTGACTGAACTGTGGTCTATCCTAGAGAACCTAAACACCCTTAATCCAGAGGGACCTTGGAGAGCACTAGGCAACTTCTTAAAGAAAAAAGGTGAAGATTACATAGGAACAGAAATCGATTTTGACAATGGAAATAATAACGATTCTAAAGTGGATAGTAAAGAATCGTGATATCGCATTTAAGGCTGTTTGCGGCCTCGCTGTTGCAATTTTGCTGTCGTGGGGGATAACTCTTAACAGCAAGAATAAAAAGCTGTCAGAGGGCCTAGAAATGGCTCAGAACAACATTGAGGCCTATTAGGGGTTGCTAGACGACTCCTAGTAGGCCAATAATGTTTTAAAGCTAGATATCGAAACTTTACAAGACCAAAACGACAAAACGTTACAAAAGCTCGATAGTGTTAGAGAAGAATTAAAAATAAAATCAAAGCATGTTTCTGCTGCTGCAACTCAAACACAGGTTTTAGACGTTAATAAGAGTAAGGGGGTATAGGGGGATCTATTAACTATACTTAAAGATACTGTTTATAATGATAGTATACAATATAATGACTTAACTAAAGTAAACTATACTATAGGAAAAGATACAGTAAGTATAGGCATTAAGTTATAGAATGAATAGTTCTTCTATATATACAATACCCGAGAGTATAAGAATAAAAAGAACTTTTTTCAACGACTCTTTACATTAGACTTTAAGAAGGTAACAAAGACTAAATACGAGGTATACAACACCAATGATTTGGTTAATACAGGAAATGTAAGAGTTGTTGTATCAAACAAATAATAATATGGTTGCTAAAATATCACTAAAGGAAATCATTGATGATATACTGCTCCTTGTGAGAAACAACAATATTAGTGAGAGTGAGGACTTATCAAGAGCTCAAATAGCCTCGTGGGTCAATGCTTATCGTAGATAGTTGTGGAAGCAGCGGTTGGATGAACTCAAGGATCGTAAGAAGAAGTATAACCTCGATTGGGAAGATCTTATAGACAACGAGTTCTTCGAGATGCGAGAGACTGGTCCACACAAACTAGAGGTTGTAGAATCTGAAGACGAAGGTCGCGAATCGTATACTAAACGTACAGAAGATACGTTCGAAGACATCGTAGACAATGCTCCAAGCAGTATACTTGCTGTACACGATGAGGCTGGAGAGAATATACAATATATGAACCACATCCGTAGACATTATCAAAACTTCCGTAGATACACATTTGGAGAGATGACAGCGTTCTACAAAGACGACAAGCACGTATATGTGCAAGGTTTACAAGACGGCGGATTGCTGGAATATGTATATGTATTAGCTGTATACGAAGTACAGAACGACGACGATAACGACGATGAAGATACAGATCCAGACGAGGATGATGTAAAGATTCCAGCATGGATGGTTCCTCCTATCAAAAAGCTTATTTTAAATAATGAACTTGCGTTCATGCTTAACAGACCTAGTGACGATAGTAACAATGCTACGTTGGCAAGTGTTAAGCCACATGGACCACAAGACGACGAAGAATAATGAAACAAACGTGTACGTTTAGAGATATGTACAAACAAATGCCAATAGAGGTCGATTACGGCCTCTATAAACGCATTTTAGAGGAGATGTGTAAAGTTATCCTAGAATGCGTATTAGAGCGCTCAGAAGGCTTTAAAATGCCTTACGGATTAGGTTTTATACAGGTCGGAAAATACAGACCTAAGACATTATCTCCACAATCATTATCAGTCGATTATAAGAGTTCAAAAGAGTTTGATAAACGTATATATCACCTAAACGAACACTCTGATGGATATAAATATAGACTATATTGGTCTAAGATACCTAGGACATTTCCAGATAGATACAAATATCAACTGTGTCTCGTTAGACAAAATAAGCGAAAATTAGCTCAACTAATATTCAACAAACAAGATTATATAGATATCAATGATATACAATTATACAAAATGTGAGTCTATCATAGCAAAGGTTATGGCAGATTTAGACTCAACAGAAGTCAGATAGCGTACTACAGATATACGTGAATGGATATTTGAAGCTGTTGAAAAGATAGGTGCACCAATGTAGTATATCCACAAAGAATCTGGATCAGATGGTGTACCACTATTGAAGATAGAAGATCATCAGGTACCGTTGCCTGATGATTTGTAGCATCTAGACGGTGTTGCTTATTGTGACAAACCAAAAGGTAGATGGATACCTATGAGAACTATGACCGGCGTATTTAAAAATCCAAAGCACGACAAACGTCCTCACGATCATCATCAGCCTATGAATTTTAAAATGTATACCACACAGGCTCAAATGTTTTTAAGTAATGCAAGGCATTTGAAGGAATACAAACCAACAGAAGATCCTCAATACTTTATCAAGCCTGGTTGGTTAGTTACAAATAAGCGAGACGGATTTATAAAGCTTGCCTATAAGGCTATTGCAACAGATGAGAGAGGTTATCCTCTGATACCAGACCTCGCTTCATATCAAGAAGCTGTATACTGGTACGTTGTAATGAAGCTTTCTTTCTCTAAGTGGATGAAAGGTACATTGGGAGGTAAAGGTGTAAATGCTGGATAGAATATGTATACTTATATACAACAGCAATGGAACTTCTATAGAAACCAGGCATACGCCGAAGCAATGATGCCCACTGCAGACGATATACAAAACATAAAGAATGAATGGAATAGGCTGATACCTGAGCTTGATGAAGACGATACGTTCTTCAAACATCAAGGAGATGATCAGTAGTTCTACAACGATTACTACTATGGTTATTAATGAAAATAATTCTCATATAAATTCTTTTGTAAAGGGCATGAACTCTGATCAGGCTTTTGATCAAATACAAAATTCTCAATATACTTTTGCAAAGAATGTCAGAATAACAAAAAATCAACTGCTTGGCGGAGCAAGTGATTATTCTTCTGTACGAGAAGGGATTGTTGCGCCAGTACCAGAAGGTGTCGTTGCATACGAAAAAACAAATTTTAACGATACAATACTGGCAGTAAAAAGTGTAGACGATTTATGTATAATAATATCTACAGATAACAATAGAAATTTAAATGTATATAAATCGTATGTTGACGAAATACAAAACGAGGTTTCTGATTTTCATCTTATATGGCAGTCCGAAGGATTTTGGAGTTAGAGTGAAACTATTCCTAGTTAGGTGTCAGCAGTGTTGTATAAGGAATTAGAAAATGTTGTAAAATTATACATCGCCACCGGAAAGACTCCTGTAATAGTTCTTCGTGTCGACGACGAAGGCGAAATGACACTTCATAAAAACAACGAGTATACAAACGAGTATACAAACGTTGATTATCTTATAAACAATAGAATAATACCGTAGAAAAGAGTGTTTGTTGAAGAAATAATATCAGGAAGATTAAAAACGTCTTAGGTTTAGTATACATATAGATATTATAATAAATACTCAAATACTACTCAGTTAGCTCCTCTAACAAATAAAATACAAATAATAGATCCGTCACGATCAAAAGAAATCGGTAATGCAGAAAACACTGAAACATCAGTAGGTCTTGCTATAAGCATCGACGTTAGTGAATACAAAGATATATACGAACGATTATAGGTATATAGACTTTCTTATATAACCCCAAATCAAGACTCTGAAATAGCATTAATATACGACGGAAAAATTTCTTCTAACGATAAATTTATATTAAATGACGTGGGCATAGAACCGTTGCAAATTCTTACAATGGAAGAATTTTCTGCAATGTCTGGCGTAATGCTTATTCCTAAAGTAATAGAGCAGAACCAAGAGTATATGTTTTGTGCCAACGTAAGCGACGATACAATCATAAAAGACCTAGATGTTGTTGTAGACGAAAATCCTTTTGTACAAACATCATCAAAAATAGTACTTGCTACAGATCTTACTGGCGCAATTCCGGACGAAGGAAAGTATACCTTTGCTGATTTAAATGTTGATCTAAACGCAGACACGTAGTATTATACAAACATGTCATCTTATATAGGTGAACGCGGCGTAAATCCGAGTCTTGCAGCTCCAAGTTATAACAACATAATAACGTCTAGTCTGCTGAGATCATTGCGTAGAGGAGAGACGTATAGATACGGTATCGTTTATTATGATAAATACGGACGAAGAAGTGATGTAAAAACCATAGGCGATTTTAATGTTCCGTCTATATCGAGCAACAATATGCCGTTTGGTGTAGAAACAATAAACAACAAAGATATTCTTGTTGCGTATCCGCTCGGTGTAAAAATAAAAATACCACAGATAAATTCTAATTCTGGAATAGATCCAAACACAATAGTTGGTTGCCAGATAGTAAGACGATCTTCTTCTGACGTATACCAAAACACATTAATGCAGGTTGCGCTAGCAAGACCGATACAACAAGGGCTTAGTGAGATACATAATAATTTGGAGCCAAATAAACAATCTCCTTTTTATCCTTCTGGGTTTTTGTCTGTTGCCAACTTACAAATATTTCCATCTTATTATACTACAGACGGCGGATATAATCGTTATTCTCCGGCGTACTCACAGTTGTGGGCACAAACAAAAAACAGCAGACTGTTCTAGATATTTTCTTCAGAAATAGATTTTAGAAGAGATGATGCGTTATCAAAGTTAAATGTTTCTGACACAACAATAAAAGAGGCGTTTTGTATTCCTTCTGTGTGTGCCTTGTACGAAACCGGCTCTATAAAAGAAAATTTATTTAAAGGGATTACTTAGGCTACTGTGTCTGAAGGTGATTATACAACGTCTTTATATATAGAACCATACGACGATCATAGTTACAGACTAGACGCAAATAACTTAGATCTAAAAGATGCAAAAGAAATAAGATTGTATCCGACAGCAAAACAAAATGAGAATGATCAATGGTCGTTTTCGTTTGGAAACTATTCCGGCGGTTCACAATTTTTTACTGCGTCAGAAGGCGAAGACGTATTGTCCACACAGCCATATAATTTGTTAACAATATATCCTGGAGGTGAAGTTGCGTCCGAGTTTGCATCAAGATTAGAAATCAAAACAAATAACCTTACGTATTGCACGAGAGAGTTAGGAAATACTACATATACAGAAAATATAAAACTACAAATAAAAATAATATATGACGTAGAATAGCAAGCTTCTGAATACTCGCTGGATACTTCCTATATAAACATAGATAGAAAATATGTAAATAAGCTGACAATAGGAAACAAAAAAGACTTTTATTACATATATAACTATTTTGTGCTTGGTAATGCATTTAATTCTCAGTTTGACGCAAACGGCGTTTAGGTGCAATCTATAAAAGATGTAAAAATACCAAATTGGAACGACGGGTTTGATAGAGTTTAGTTTGGAGATGACGGAACTACAATAGACGCTACAAAACAATATACCGGCTTCAATACAACTGTAAATGAGTACCAATATGATAACTGGGCATCTTTTGGTAAGTACGATATGCAGGCTGGAACAAGCTGGACGCCAAACTAGGGATGGGATGAACCATGTATAAAAGAAATCCTTGGCGTAAGAGGTCACTATGATTATTGGCTTAATTCTCCTGTATCAGACGATAGAGGCTCGCTGAGAAACGGATTTGTTGGTCCAGGTCCGTCGTGCTTCTTACTTACGACTACAGAGAGCGCAGGATCTTTTCCTGCTATAGATTCAAACTTCTATACATCTGTATGTAATATACAGCACTCTGCAAAACACGATAATGTAGAATCAGATGAGCATACTAGTTTTTATGGGTTCGGTAATTATTTTGAACTTGCATATGACAGTACAGAACACAAACTCAAAACGATAGAAGGTGAAGAGTAGCTTACTGTATTTGACGGTGATATATACATTACGCCGCACGAGTTTACTACGATGTACAAAGCGTATAATTTTGAATCTGTTGACACACTACAATCAACGCAAATAACAAATTATATACCGCTTGAATCTAAAGTAAATACGTATTTTGATTACGGAATGAATTTACGAAATACGAGTAGTGCAAACTTAATGTATGAACCAGGATCTATAGACGGCGTTACTACACAAGAGCGACCTGCACATCAGTACAACATGATATACTCCGATAACGACGCATCAAACGACGTATTTACGCTTATATCTACAGACAAGAATGAAACAAATCAATTTAAACAGAGAGCGTACTTCTCAGAATTAAAAAACAACGGAGAGTTTATAGATAACTTTTTGATATTTAAAGCACTTTCGTTTATTGACGTAGATAGCAAATACGGCCAGATAACAGAAATGTATACAGACAAAAATATATTGTACTATTGGCAAGAACACGCGTTTGGTAAGTTTAGTGTAAACGAACGTTCGCTTATAAACGATCAAAACGGAAACACTATTATGCTTGGACAAGCTGGCATTCTTAGTAGATATGACTATATGAGTACAAAATACGGAATGCGGTTATATGATTTCTGTGGTAGATCCGCTGACAATGGTGTATATTGGGTAGATATGAACAATAAAGCTGTTGTTGCTGCAGCAGGAAATCAGGTTGTCAACTATGGCGAACAATTAGGCGTATAGAATATAATAAACGACAAAATAGACATGTCTTCGATACCAAACGTTGACTATGATATTCAAAATAGCGAATTGCTGTGTAAGATGTTGAACGATAATGAGCAGTTAGTGTTTAATGTTAAATATAATATGCCTACGTCTATATACACAAGGGAATATGACAAGATGGTTTATATAAAGAATCACATATACGGACTGTATAAAAACGAAAACGAAAACCTGTCTTTTATAAAATACAATTATCTTTTTAATTACGAAGACGTACAATATCTTTCCCCGATGGTTTTGGACTTCATAATAAATCCTAACGCTTCTGTTGTAAAAGTATTTGATAATTAGCAGATAACGCCGATAAAACGGTCACAATATAAACCGCAAGTGTTATCTGATACAACAATATCTGTAGAAACAGATATGTATGAAAAACAAAACGTAAATATACAAGATATATCTACTGACAGAGAAGGCAATATAATATACGCGATACCTAGATTTGGTAATCGAAGTTATGGCAATAGGATGCGAGGTAAATGGATGAAGGTTAGAATACACAACAGTAACCCAACTGACTACTCTACGCTATCGCACGTAATTACAAAGTTTAGACAATCCTTTAGTTGATATGAAAAGAAATAATAAAAAGAAACTTCCTAGATATTGGTTAGGAACAAGAAGACCAACCACATTGGGATATTAGCCCAACAAAGGGATTGGAGATTCTTTGGCATCTACAAATCCAGGAATAAGCGTACGACCTGATGTATAGGCAATGAAACAAAATTTTGTACCAAATATGATTGGTAGAGCAGGATCTAGTTTCTAGTTTCCTATGCAAATGGCACAAACCTTTACAAAAGCCGCGCCAGCTGCAGCAAACCCGTTTCTCACTACTACCTCGGCCGGTGCTGTAAACGGTATAAATACCGGCAGTAACCTTGGTACATCTTTATTTGAACACGGTGCTGGAAAAATAACACAACAAGGAACTACAAAAGCTGCAGGAGCGTTATCTCCTGCCGGAACAGCTCTTGGCGCTCTTGGTACAGCATACGGTTTATATAATGTCGGTACAGACATAGCAAACGCGGGAGACCACAGAACTGTTGGAAACATGCGTGACACGCTTACTACAAATACCTATACTACTGCTGGAGGAAGCACGTATACAGAAAAAACCGGACTTGATACTTCTGGCGAACTTGAATATGAGAATCAAAATAAAAGAGCAAAGCAGATGGGTCTTACTTTAGACTCTATTGGTTTGGGCGCTTCTGCTGGAGGTTTGGTTGGAGGTACAGCTTTAGCTGGATCCGTTGGCGGACCTCTTGGTATGGCACTCGGCGCAGGACTTGGTTTGCTTGCTGGAGGTATAGCATCTTTGTTTGGATTTGGCGACAACGAAGACGAAGTCAGAGAACAAATGCAAATTCTAGGTGATGAAACTGCAAGAGTAAACAGACAGAGTCGTTCAGAGGCATTAGACCAAGATGTAAAAAGTGCGTTTTATAGTGGTGAAGCTAGTGCCGCTAATGGTAAACGCCCGGTATGGACTCCAGACGGCCTTGTTGGCAAAAAAGCTACAGCACGCGTGTCAAACGGAGAAGTTGTTGGAAATTTTGAAGAAGGTGTTGCAACAAGAATTCCAGGAAAAAAGAATAATAAAGATACAAAATTAGCAGCGCTTTCTGATGGAGATTTTGTTATAAGTAATAAATATGGTTTGTCTGATTATGCTGCTGCTACAGGCGACTATTTGGGAGCATTAAATTTACAAGAAATGTTATTAGGAAAAATGAGAAACAAGCACGGATACAAATGCGGTAAGTTGCCGAAACGTGCGTTAGGACAATTTGGAGAATATGCGTTGTCTGCACTACCTCATCTCGAAGGCTTGATGGGAAATATTGCTAGATATAATAGAGCAAAAAATGCAGATACATATGCTCCTAATTTATATGTAGACGATGCAGAAGGTCGTGCAGCCGTAAATCAACTGGCTAATCTTCGTTATGATGTAACTCCGTATTTGAGAGACGCGCAAAGAGCGTTAAATCAACAAAATTGGAATGTACGTAGAAACGTAGGACTTGGCTTAGGAGGTAGAGCTATAGCACAAAATGCTAACTTCTAGGCATATTTAAATAATCTTGCTAATGTTTACAACGCTAAAAATGAAGCTGACAATAAGTACACTGCAATGTATGCAGATGCTTTGGCAAAGCTTGGTGCTCAGAACAGACAGTATAGGACTGCGGCTTTAAATAATCAATTCCAGTGGAAGCAACAACAAAATGCTGCGAAAGAAAATTGGTTAGATCAAGTACAAAAAGATAAATATACTGTTGCATCTAACCTTGCATCTGATATATTGAGAGTAAATCAATATAATGAAGCAAGAGCGTTGGAGAATAAGAAACTTGGGTTGTATCAGCAACAGATTGGTATTGATAGAATAAAGGCATTGCAAGGATTAAATAATAATTCTACAACCAACACAAGCACAACTGTACCAACTAATTTATATTATAATTTTGTATCACCGTCGTTAGAAGAACTACAAAGACTAAATCGCCTTAGAGGAGGGTACGCATAATTATGACTTTTTTAGGATTAGAAAGACCGGTTGAATATCAAAGATAGTAGATATTTGATCCAACTACAGCAAATATGGTCTTAAGTGCACAATCAGACTATGTAAACGCTGTATACAACGATTATCTCAGAGGTCTTGAAGATATGAAAGAGTTTAACAAGACCTATGGAGATTTTATGAGTCCTATTCAAAAAGATATGGACTGGTACGACAAAAATGTTACTGGCAAGGTTCGCGATTTTATTACAAACGCCTATGCACAAGGCATAGATCCTCTTAGAAGTGCTGAAGGAAGAGCTGCTGTATCATAGTTGATTTATAGTATGCCTACTGGAGAAATAGCAAAACGAAAGCAGTCTGCAGAAATAGCAAAAGAATACGTTAAGAATTACGGTGCTCTAGATGCAGCAGGCAAACTGGATCCAAATTTTGAGCGTTTTATGATGAACGGAATGTCACTGTAGGATTGGGATACTGGCGTAAATGGTGTGTGGGGAAGATATTCTCCATCAGAGTACAAAACATTGCAAGAATACGTTCATCCTAGTTTTGCAAATATTAAACCTCACATGATGAGCGCGCAAGAAGTTACTGATAGAGGGTATAACTACGATCCAAGATACGAGTATACTGGTGTAAGCCGTGCAGACATGGAGCAGTCGATGAAAGATTGGCTCCCTGGTGTTAGGAATGAGGGTATTTATAGATATTACAGAGAGCAGGCAAAACAAGACTTAATTCGTAGAGGATATAAAAATCCTACGGACGACTAGATTGATGCACAGTTTGTGAATAATGCTATAACAGCAGACCATCAGATGATGACACCTCTTACAAGAGAGGTAAATCAGTTTGCATATTTGGCAGCAAAAGAAAGATCTGAAAAGGCTGTTGCCAGATATAAACATTCATTAGAAAATCCAGGACCTGATTAGCGTGGTGGAATCCTTGGTCTTACAGATAAAATAAAGAACGATATCAGGGAAAAACAAAGCCGTATCGGCGGAATCAACACAGCTGCTAAAGGAAAAATGAAAAGCGTCGTTGCTTCTGCAAAAGATTATGATTCTGCTGCAGCTAGATATTATAACACACAGTCAAAACCAACAGACTTTGGGTAGAAAACAATCACAGCGTGGTTTTTAGGATTTAACGATCCAACTTCTGATAAAATAAACGATCTTGCAACTGAGCATGGATATAGAGTAAACTTTGGTCCAGAATCTGCGTTACATCATACAAGAATTAGAATGTTTGATTACGATGGGAAACAGATAGGTGGAAGAATTCGTGCGTTCGATGATTATCTTACAAGAAATCGTGTCAAAGGATATTTGGCAGGAAACGATAGAACAGTCAATTGGCAGAAGTAGGCTGGCGTTGATGTATATGATGTAAACGGAGTCGTAAAGATAAACAAAAAAGATATTGACGGTTTCTTAGAAGAGCGCTGGCAGAAATTTAAAGATAAAACCAGTCAATCAGAAGCCCAATTTAAGAGAAATACGATGCGAGGGTTGGGTCTTGTTGAACACGTTGAACAAGATAAAGAATACTCAAACCCAGACGACGAGGCAAAATCTGGAATATATCGGTCTGGATACACCACTTGGGTATATATGCCAGTAACAAAAACGTGGCAGTTAGGTAGTGTTTATTAGTCAGATGTAGACACGTTTAATGATAAAAATGTGGTTAGTGGCAAAGAATTAAGTGGAAGATAGTATTAGTATCAAGTGCGAGACATAAATAGAAAATAATATGGATAAAAATAAGAAAATCCGCTCTTTGAGCGACGTTACAAACGAAATCGCGCAATTTGAAAAGCAGGTATAGCAGTCTAACAAAAACGGAAGGCTGCTATATCGCGATTACGCAGGAAATACGCTAGATACAAATATAGGGGATGCATATAGCCCTGCAAATTATGCCAGGAGCGAACAAGAGAATAAAGACGATCAGCCTTGGTACTAGGATGCATTAGATTTTGTTTCATAGTCCGCAAAGAATGTTTGGAATGTTGCAACGGAAGATATTCCAAATTCTATGCGAATGCTTCATGAAAAAATAAATCAGGGGCATACGTCTACTACCGAAAACCGCATGAGAGAAAATAATGACAACAAACGAAATGCGTAGATAGTATAGGAATATATAAATCTTTTAGAAAAATACAAAGAAATAAAAGATGTTTCTGATAATAGCGGTGGAGTACTATTTAGACCTCAATTAACGCAGCTAGAACAAGAGCTGAAGAAATATGATGACTATTTTAAAGGCGACGGTAGACACAATTCTTTAGTGGCAGATTTAATGTTTAAGCTGCCAGAAAAAGGCGACGACAAAACACAATCAAAACTATCTGATTCGTTTGTTTCTCGCGGAATGTATACAGCAGACCAACAATCTACTGGCAAGTGGGCTACTGCAAAAAATATATTAAAATATGCAGTGATAAACCCGTTGACCGCAATGAGCCACGTGGCTGAACTTGGTTACATGAAATTATTTGATGAAGGCGAAGCTTTAAAACAAGACGCTGTAAAAAATATGGACGATAGTAACGATGGAAAAGCTGCGATTGACGCAATGTATAACGGTAGGAATTTATACGAAATAGACGATTTAAAAAAGCGCTTAAACTACTGGAACATTCACAACGAACGACTAGACCACTTATATGATTAGTGGTATAGAGCCGACAAACAGCAAGAAAAAGACGGATTACTTAAAATAAGCATCCCGTTTACAAATACGTCTTTGTCGATGGACATATCAGATCCTGAAGACGTTTCTCCAGAATGGAGACAACAGTAGCAGATTCATGCCGGAGAATTCTGGTCGCACCCATTATACACATTACCGGAAATAGGAAGCACTATAGGTCTTGGCGCAGGTATGGTTGGAACCATGGTTGCGGACGGAATAGCTCGTGCGGCAATAAGAGAG